GTGACTGGCGTTATGAGAACAGTATTAATACTGGTAAACAACCTCTAGATTTGTCACAACAAGAATTTAAATATGAACCTTGGCGCACCAATAGCGCTCTATCTAATCATGTTGATACTCTTTTTTACGTAAACGTTATGAACCTACATCATAATGTTAGTAACCAAATGCATTATGATTACCTTTTTAATAGTGTTCGTAAAGCGAAACGGTATGGTAAAAAGAAAACTGAAGCTGATAAGAAGCTTGAAAGGCAAATCAAACAAGAACAAGAAGAAATCCATCTAATTCAAGAATATTATAAATACAACGCAGTTAAAGCTAAACAGGCTTTAAAAGTGTTGTCTAAAGAACATCTTGAAACAATAAGAAAAAGATTAGAAAAAGGTGGAGTTAAATGAATGATTTGTTAGATAAACTAATTGAGGTGAAGATCGGCGAAGAAGAAGACTTTCTTAAAATTAAAGAGACTTTGACCCGCATTGGTGTAGCTTCTAGAAAAGAGAAAACTCTTTACCAGTCGTGTCATATTTTCCATAAACAGGGCAGATATTACATTGTTCACTTTAAAGAGATGTTTGCTATTGATGGTAAACCTTCAAATTTCTCCGAAGAAGATAAAGGACGTCGTAATAGGATTGCCCAGCTTCTACAAGATTGGGGGTTGATTAGGGTGGTTGATCAGGATAAAATCAAAGAGCCTACGGCCTCTATGAGTCAGATTAAGATTATCAATCATAAAGAAAAGGGTGAATGGAATCTAGAAGCGAAATATAATATGGGCAGAAAGAAAAAATAATGACCAAAACCTGCCGAGATATTGAGAAGCAATTGGAAGCGGTTAAAGGTATTATCCGCAAAAACAAAATTATGAAAGAGAGTGATGATGAGATTTCCTTGGATAATTCGAAAGAAGCCAAAAACTCCGGCAGAAGAAAAACTGGATCTAGTTAAAAATCTTCTATTTCCTGAATTAGAATTACAAGAAGAAATGGATAAAGATGGAACTATCTATAAGTTCCATGTAGATAGGAGCGTTGATTCTAATATTGATGCAGCCTTAATGGACCTTGAAGAAGGGTTTAATGATAAGGCGACTCAACAGACATTACGCAATATCACTAAAAGGTTATTTGAGCTTCGGGAAATTCTTGAAGTTAATATTGTGGTGCATAAAGATGCCAAATATCTTGTCGTTGATGATGGGGTTAAAGAAGAAGAAGTGCAAGCGGTTGAATAAACCGCTTGACTTTTATTTGACTACACAGTATAATCATACTGTGTTAAATGATAAGGTATACTATGGATTGGTTGATTCACAAATACATTGGATTCATTGGACCTCGGCTTGAGAAGTTTAAACGAAAAGGGCCAACACTTTATAACTTCAGATGTCCTATCTGTGGCGATTCTGATAGAAATAAAACTAAGGCTCGAGGATATTTGTATGAAGTAAAGGGTAAGATGTCCTTTCATTGTCACAACTGTGGCGCTGGGATGTCAGCCCAGAACTTCATTAAAACAGTTGATCAGAACCTTTACAACGAGATGAAACTTGAGGCTCTCAAAGAATCTCAAACTCCAGAGCAGCGCGAATACGAAGAATTTATTTCAAAAATGAAAACGCCAGTGTTCCTGAAGTCTGGACCACTGAAAGGGTTGAAGAAAGTAAGTCAGCTTAAACATTTCGATCCTGTTAAAAAGTTTGTAGATTCTCGTAAAATTCCAACGTTCTATCATTCTCGTATGTTTGCTTGTCCAAACTTTATGCGATTTACTAATAATCTGTTGCCTAACAAGTTTAGTAAAGAAGCATTGGTGAATGACGAACTTAGACTTCTCATCCCGTTCTTTGATAAAGATAAAAACGTATTCGCTTATCAAGGACGTTCGTTGAGGAAAAAGACTGAAGTTAAGTATATCACAATTATTCTAAACGAAGATATGCCTAAGATTTATGGCTTAGATACAGTTGATGAAAAGGAACGAATCTATGTCTTTGAAGGACCGATTGACTCTATGTTTATCCCAAATAGCGTTGCTGTTGCGGGTGGTGATCTCTTAAGCGCTGGTAAAGATATTGACCCCAAGACTTCAGTGCTAGTATTTGATAATGAACCAAGATCTAGAGAGACTAATAAGAAAATTGAGAAAGCTATATACAACGGTCGCCGCGTTTGTATCTGGCCTGAACACCTAGAACATAAAGATATCAATGATATGGTATTGGCTGGTATGACACCCGACTTTATCAAACATATCATTGACACCCACACCTATCAAGATTTGTCTGCCAAGTTGGCACTAACTAAATGGAGTAAAGTATGAAAGCTAGACTGATTTTCCCTAATGAAAACGAACGTATCACTAACATTATTGGCGTTGATGACGCACTAGATCTTATTGCTTATTGCGCTAGGGTTAGCAATCCATCTAACCAAATGAATACTGAGACCAGCGAACGTCTTATCCGTTACCTTATTAAACATAAACATTGGAGTCCATTTGAGCTTGTAAGTGCCACTGTTGAAGTTGAAACTACTCGAGATATCGCCCGTCAGCTTCTACGACACCGCTCGTTTACTTTCCAAGAATTTAGCCAGCGATACGCTGACCCCTCAGACCTTGAAGAGACTTTTGTAGTAAGAGAAGCCCGACTTCAGGACACTAAGAATCGTCAAAATTCTATTGAAGTTGATGATCCAGAACTTCATAAAATGTGGACTGCAAAACAGGAACAGATTATCCACGAAGCCAAGCTTGCTTATAAATGGGCCATTGAAAACGGTATTGCCAAGGAACAAGCAAGGGCGGTTCTCCCTGAAGGCAATACCGTTTCAAAACTCTACGTTCACGGTTCTATTCGATCATGGATTCATTATATTGAATTGCGTTCTGCTAACGGAACTCAGAAGGAACATATTGAACTGGCCCGTGAGATTTCTCTAGCTATTAGCCGAATCTTCCCAATGGTTAAAGAATTTACTCACTAACTATTTGTCCATGGTGCGTGTGGTGCACAACCTCCGCACCATTTAGTTCTTCTTTCCTAGCTTCAGTTCTGTCTATCTTAATTTTAATCCCCTTTTTCAATAAAAATTCATTTTCACCAGGGTGCATTGAAACGTGATCTACATAGGCTCCATGACTAGAACCTTTTGGTAGATCAATCTTAAGGGTATGGGTGTTAACGGTTTTACCACCCATACCACCAGTAGGTTTACCATCATCATCTAAATGTGCCGCAAACCCATAAGCTATTGGCCCCTTAGTAGAAGTTGAAGTGTAAGCCCTGTTTGTTATAATGTTGTTTTCATCCATATGTTTTCTTGGATCAAATCCTAATCCAGAAAAAACAGTAATGTCTCTATTTAAAGGCGGTGCATCTTGTAAAGCTCTATCAATACCAGAAACTCTTTCTTTATGGTGATCTGAAAGTTCTTTACCGTCAATAAGCGCCTTATTTAAAACTTTAGAACCGTTACTATACGCTGTTACATGATTAACATCGGAGTGTTCACTTAAGTAAGAATGGTGCTGGCGTAATTCTGTATGGCTTGGGTTGTCTTTACCATAGTTCTCTAAAGCTTCGTAATGACTATCTTCAGTTTCTTCATTTATTTTTTTGCTGTTGGCATGAGAACCATGCACAACGTTTGGGAAGTAACCTATTGATTTTCTTTGTTTTTCTAAATCGTTAAGGTGTTGTTTAAAAGATTTCATAGCGTTTCCTCATATAATTAATCTGTAGGTTCGGCGCGCCATACGTGCACTTTTCTTACGATTTCTTTCCCATTGATGTTATAGTTATGATAAAACATCTTTGGGTTGTTTGATAATTTAAAATTCTGACCTTTATTATGTAAAAACTCACTTTCACCTGGTTTATCGCTGTGTGATTCTATGTAAGCGCCTCTGGTTGAACCCTTTTTAACAGGTATTTCTAAAATGTGATATTCTTGATCACTTCCTGTTGGGCGGGCGAACTCGAAAGCACAACCGGCTTCTATTGAAGAAGAAATAAATGCAGGTGAATGTATTGAACCATCTTTGTTCATATGTTTCCTAGGGTCAAACCCTAAACCTGAATATGTATTAAAATCCATTGGCGCTGGGTGAGATGATATGGCTTGAGAGAGTTTATCTGATCTTTCGTTTAGTTCGTTTCTCTCTTCTTTTTTATCTTGTGGAAGGGAATTGTAATTTTCTAATTCGCCTTTATGTTCTGCTATAAGATGTCTGTTTAGACCTTCAGAATCTGTAGTGTATCTTGTAACATGTCCAACCATTTCATGGTTACTTAAACTTGGCTTATAATGACTCTGTAAAGTCTTATCTAATTTTAATGTGTTTTCAAGGTTTTCTCCGTCCACACCACTCGTAAAATCATCAATGTGCCCTAAAAAACCAGTTTTGTCTGAAGAATTATCTTCATTTATTTTTTTACCCCCAGCGTGAGAACCATGCACAACGTTTGGGAAGTAACCTATTGATTTTCTTTGCTTTTCTAGTTGATTTAGGTATTGTTTAAAAGACTTCATAAAATCTCGCCCTGACTATATAATACTTTACACCTATTTATAGCTTGACTTACTGCGCCCCATGGGGTATAATAATCAGGGTATGTTTAAGAAAGGAATAAAATGCTTCAAGTAACAAAAAGAAACGGAACCAAAGAACCGCTAGACCTTTCTAAGTTTCATAAGGTTGTAGAGTGGGCCTGTGAAGGTGTTACAGGTGTCTCTGAATCAGAGATTGAAATCCGTTCACATATTCAATTTTACAATAATATTAAAACTTCAGATATTCAAGAAACTCTGATTAAAGCTGCAGCTGAACTTATCAGCGAAGAAACACCAAACTACCAGTATGTTGCTGGCCGTTTGATTAACTACCATCTTCGTAAACAGGTGTATAATGATTATGGTGTGCCTAGCCTAGCAGATCATATTGACAATAATATTGCTCGCGGATATTATGAGCCTGATCTCCTTAATTGGTATAGTAAAGAAGATCTAGATAAAATTGATACATTCATTGACCACGATCGCGATTATAATATTGCATACGTTGGCATGGAGCAATTCCGTGGTAAATATCTTGTAAAGAACCGTGTGACTGGAGAGATTTTTGAGACTCCTCAGATGGCGTATATTCTTATCGCCATGACTCTATTCCACAATGCAGAAGATCGCATGAAATGGATCAAAGAGTTTTATGACGCTATCTCTAATTTCGAGATTTCTCTACCAACACCAATCATGGCTGGTCTCCGCACACCTCAGAAACAATTTAGTTCCTGTGTTCTTGTAGAAACCGACGACTCCCTTGACTCTATTAATGCTACTGCTTCCGCTGTTGTCAAGTATGTTAGTCAGAAGGCTGGAATTGGTATTGGTGCTGGACGTATTCGTGCGATTGGTTCGCCTATTCGTAATGGTGATACGGCTCATACTGGTGTAATTCCTTTCTACAAGCATTTCCAGTCAGCTGTCAAGTCTTGCTCTCAGGGTGGTGTGCGAGGTGGAGCGGCTACTCTTTATTATCCAATCTGGCACCTTGAGGTTGAAGACCTACTTGTTCTTAAGAATAATAAAGGGACTGAAGACAACCGAGTCCGTCATATGGACTATGGGGTCCAATTCAACCGCCTCATGTATCAGCGACTGCTAACTGGTGGTGATATTACTCTGTTCTCTCCTTCAGATGTTCCTGGACTTTATGAAGCGTTTTTCCAGGATAATGATAAATTTGAAGAACTTTATACTAAGTATGAGCGTTCGACCAAGATTCGCAAGAAAACTATGTCAGCTATTGATCTGTTTTCTTCGTTTATGCAGGAACGTAAAGATACAGGGCGCATCTATCTCATGAACGTTGATCACGCGAACGATCATAGTTCTTTTGACAAGATTGAGGCAACGATTTATCAATCTAACCTTTGTTCAGAGATTGACCTACCAACCAAGCCATTGAAGAATATTGACGATCCAGAAGGTGAAATTTCCCTTTGCACGCTTTCTGCGATCAACTGGGGTAAAATTAAAGATGTTACTGATTTCGAACGTCCTTGCACTCTTGCTGTCCGCGCTCTTGATGCTCTTCTTGACTATCAGGACTACCCTGTTGTCGCGGCGTATAACTCGACTATGGCAAGACGTCCCCTTGGTATTGGCATTATTAATTTTGCTTATTGGCTTGCTAAAAATGATCTAAACTATCAGGATATTGATGAGCATGGTCTTGCTAAGGTTCATCAATATGCAGAAGCTTGGTCTTATTATCTTATCAAGGCTTCTGTTGAATTGGCAAGGGAGAAGGGTGCACCTAGTAAATCTAATCAGACTAAGTATGCAGCTGGACTGATGCCAATTGACACTTACAAAGAAGCTGTTGATGAATTGGTAAAACCAGTTTATAATATGAACTGGACACAGCTGCGCGAGATGGCAAAACAGTATGGTATCCGTAACTCCACCCTTATGGCATTGATGCCTTCTGAGACTTCATCTCAGATTGCTAATGCTACTAATGGTATTGAACCACCGCGCAGTCTTGTATCGGTTAAACAGTCAAAGGATGGTGTTCTTAAGCAAGTTGTTCCTGAAGTCAGGAAGCTGAAGAATAAGTATGATCTTCTCTGGGATCAAAAGTCCCCTGAAGGCTACTTAAAGATTATGGCTGTTCTTCAGAAATTTATTGACCAAGGTATTTCTGTTAACACTTCTTACAATCCATCATTCTATGAAGATGAGAAAATCCCTATGAGCGTTATGCTTCAGCACCTTCTCATGTTCTATAAGCTTGGTGGGAAACAACTATATTATTTCAACACCTATGATGGTGCTGGCGAATATGAAGAGAAACTTCCAGAACTAGAGTCTGGGCAAATTGATGATGAAGATTGCGAAGCTTGCAAGATTTAAGGAGGAATAAATGTCTTTTTCAGTATTCGATTCTAACAATAAAAAAGATCACATGGAAGTTCGGGCGTTCTTTGACGACGCCCCAACTGTTGCTCGATACGATAAACAGAAATACCCTTTTCTTGAAAAGTTGACTGACAAACAGCTTGGGTTTTTCTGGCGACCAGAAGAAGTTGATATCTTTAAAGATGCTAAAGACTTTAAAGGGTTGACTGAACATGAACAACATATCTTTACTAGTAATTTGAAGCGTCAGATTCTTCTTGATTCTGTTCAAGGTCGAGCGCCAACTGCAGCTTTTGGTCCCATTGTATCTCTACCAGAACTTGAGAATTGGGTGATTACTTGGGCATTTAGTGAAACCATCCATAGCCGTTCTTATACTCATATTATCCGTAATGTCTACTCAAGCCCTTCTGAAGTTTTTGATGGCATTATGGATATTCCTGAGATTCTAGATTGTGCTGATGATATCAGTGAATACTATGATAAACTTATTGAATTGAATGATGACAAGAATCCTGGCTATGGTTCTTATGAGCACAAGAAAGCGCTTTGGCTCACTCTTATGTCTGTCAATATTCTAGAAGGTGTTCGTTTCTATGTAAGCTTTGCTTGCTCATGGGCGTTTGCAGAGCTGAAGAAAATGGAAGGCAATGCTAAGATTATTAAGTTT